CATATCCGGCGAGTATCTCTGCCATGATACCTCTATTGAGGATCAGAACGGGCTTCCTACCTGCCCTAAATGCGCGAAGAAGGTCATCAAGGCACGCAAGTAATCAACGACGATGATAACAGGATATAGAAACCTGCAAATCGGAGAGGTCATCAAAGAGGGAGACGAGATGGCGAGAAAGTTTCACAATCGTATCGGATATCATCTTGTTGATTTCAAATATATCGGAAAGCGTCGAACAAAGGATATTAGGATACGGCGCAGAAAGTATTCGTCAGAGGCTGATGGGAATTATCGTGATCGTATCCTAGCAAAGATCGGCCTAGAAGAGCCTCCTCTGTATATCCAACCAACCCCATCATCCAAACCACAAAAGGTAGCGTTATCTGCCCTTGCCTTGGATCTGCTAGAACGCAAGGATCGTGAGATCCGCGCAGAGCAGGCGATTAAAGAAAGTGTACCAACGAATGCAACGGCTGTCATGCCACACGCATTTAAGCCAAGAATTGTGAAGGAGATATCCGAGTCATGCACGGCTGACTTTGAGCGCATAGAGAAGGATTACCACGGCGTTCAGAGGACTGTTGAGGCCATCACCAGATGCAATCAGCACCACGGGCTAGATGCGTTGATAAAACGCCGCGCCTAGTCTATTCTCTCGCCATGTCATTCAGGAAAGTCTGTTCAGCAATGATCAACGGCCAGCGTTGGCAGGTTGGATTTGGATACACAGGCAAGACTCGCGGAGTCGTTGATGACGGGGTTTGCAGATATCACTCTCGCCGGATTGTCGTGCATGGAGCGCACAATGGCCGTTACACATCGCTTGAGGAGACAGTCATCCATGAGGTAGCCCATGCGGCATTCCCCCAGATTGAGGAAGGGGCAATCGACCACATGGCACAGGTGGCGGCAAAGATCCTTTTCAAGATGCGAGCCGCAGAGCCTTATAAATAGATGGTCAGGGGGCTATAAAAAAAGTTGTTGCAATAACCAAAGCGTGGCGGTAGTGTCACTCTTGTCAGTCAATCAATACATCAACCCATACATCACATGAACGACAACCGCATTGACCGAACCGTAGATTCCATCCGTCACTACGAGACCCAAGACGCTCTCATGGAGCGGGATTACGCATCAGTAGGCATCCGTACTCGTCGCCACTACACCGCAACGCCAGAAGAACACGCAGCGTTTTGGAATGCCGTTGACAGCCGCCGCGAGTATGTCCAGCGCACGCCTGTAGCCGGAGACATCATCGGCTACAACAACAAGTGCCAACCCATCTACGCATAATTCACCCACCAACCCATACATACCATGACATACACCCAACTAGCCGAGTTCGCAGCAATCGAAAAGACCTGCGAAGAAGTCCGAAAAGAAAACGAGGATCTACGCTTTGAGATCCTTGGATACCGCCATCAGCTTGAGGAAATCCTGACGCTGAATTCACACGGCAAGACAAAGCTCATCGCAGACCGCATTCAAGCCATCCTAAAATAATGAACTACGATCAATTCATAGAAGGAAAAACCCGTCGCGCACAATCGCACGGATTTGAACCGTTGCCAATTAAGGGGGCTCTTTTTGATTGGCAGTCGCATGTTGTCAAATGGGCGGTTAAACAGGGTAGGGCTGCTTTATTTGAAGATTGCGGACTAGGAAAGACCGCGCAACAACTAGAATGGGCATCACAAGTAGTCCGTCATTCCAAAAAACCAGTTCTTGTATTGACCCCATTGGCAGTTGCCCATCAAACGGCATCTGAAGCGTCAAAATTTGGATATGTTGCAAGCGTTGCGGAGTCGGACGATGACATAAAGAAAGCTGAAATCTACATAACCAATTACGAAAAATTAGATCACTTTGATTGTTCATGGTTTTCTGGAGTCGTGTTAGATGAAAGTTCCATACTCAAGAACTTTACAGGAAAGACCCGAAGGAAACTTACTGATACTTTTGCCAATACTCCATATCGACTCTGTTGCACCGCTACCCCGTCACCAAACGACTACACGGAATTTGGGCAACATGCCGATTTCCTAGGAATATGCTCTCCGGCTCAAATGCTGGCCGAGTTCTTTATCAACGACACCTTCAACACGGGTGATTGGAGGCTAAAGAAACATGCCGAGCCTATATTTTGGGCATGGGTGGCATCTTGGGCCGCTTGTGTTTCCAAGCCTTCAGACATCGGATTTGATGATGATGGATACATTCTCCCAAAACTGAATCTAGAGACATGCATTGTTAAGGTTGACGAAACAGCATCAGAAGGAAGCGAGGAATTGTTTAAGCACGCCACTCTTTCAGCTACGACCATGCACCGCGAACTTCGCGAGACCATTAAAGATCGCGTCGCAAAAGTCGCAGAACTCGCCAACGCATCCAATGATCCTTGGCTTGTCTGGTGCAACACCAATGAGGAAAGCGAACTGCTGAAGGAAGCAATCACGGGATCGGTCGAGATCAAGGGGAGTGATTCGACGAAACACAAAGAGAAAGCAATAGATGGATTCCTCGACGGGTCAATCCGTGTGCTAGTAAGCAAACCGGGCATTTGTGGTTATGGAATGAATTTCCAACATTGCCATAACGTCGCCTTTGTAGGTCTTTCATACTCGTTTGAGGACTTTTACCAAGCACTACGACGCACATACCGATTTGGGCAAACAAAAGAAGTAAATGCCTATATCGTGCAAGCATCAACGGAGGGTGCAATTCTAAAAACTATTCAACGCAAAATCAACCAACACACAGAAATGCAGGAAAAAATGAAAGCGGCATCTTTAGCTTTTACACATCAAAATCAAAAAGAACTAACCATGAAAACAGACATTACAACAGAATCGGGAGATGGATGGACTCTTCATCACGGAGATTGCGTCCGAGTAGCAAAAACAATCCCAGACAATTCAATAGACTTTAGCGTTTTTTCTCCTCCATTTGCTGATTTGTTTACTTATTCAAATGATCTTCAGGATATGGGTAATTGCTCAGACCTTAAAGAGTTTATGGATCATTTCATTATTTTATTAAATGAACTTTATAGAATTATGGTTCCAGGACGTGAGGTTGCTATCCATTGCGTCGATCTTCTCTCTACCAAGTGGAAGCATGGGGCCATTCAGTTCCAAGATTTCAGCGGGGAAATCATCCGAGCAATGTGGAAGGCCGGATTTTTATTCCATTCACGAATCTGCATCTGGAAGTCGCCAGTAACAGAGATGCAGCGAACCAAGGCGCACGGATTGCTTTACAAGACGCTCAAGAGCGATTCTTCAATGTCCCGAGTTGGATGCGCCGACTATTTAATTGTTTTCCGAAAAGAAGGAGAAAACCCAAAACCCATCACAAAAGATCCAGCAAAATATCCAGTTGATTGGTGGCAGGAAGTAGCTTCTCCAGTTTGGATGACAGTCGATCAAGGGCGTGTTTTGAATCGAGATGGAGCAAGAGATTCTGAAGATGAAAAGCATATCTGCCCACTTCAGCTTGATGTGATTGAACGCGCTGTAGAGCTATGGAGCAATGAGGGAGACACGGTTTTCTCTCCATTTACGGGAATTGGTTCAGAGGGTTATTCTTCCCTTAAACTTGGACGCAAGTTTGTCGGAGCAGAGTTGAAAGAATCATATTTCAAACAAGCCATTCAGAATCTTAAAAATGCAAAGGCTCAAGGCGATTTATTTGCAAATCTCATCTAAAACAATGAACACCCATACCGCACACCTGATTTCCAATCTGGAAGCATTATTCACCAGCCAGATCAAGATTGCCGAGGCACACGGCCTTGATACGCTGCCAATGATCACCACAGCACGGGCTAGAACGCTCTTGATGGAGATTCGGGCGGCAAAGCATGAAGCCAAGCGTGAAAATCGCATTCCGGCCTATTTCAACAGGTTAGACGAAATACACGCTTGACATGACAACCGAAGCGTATAAACCCAAGCCTGATATGGAAACCCATCCGTACAATGCAGGTAGAGAAGAGATGCGTGAGCAGTTGCTCGCTTTAATCTTTGATCGCTATTGCTATAATAAGACCTTTCACGGGAAAGAGTCGCAAGTAGCATTAGAACTGAAGCGTCTCATCCAAGACATCCGTGAGGATCAGGCGCACGAACAAGAAAAGGCCAACGAAATCGAAGTAGCTGCCGAATAACAAAAGCCTAATAGATAAATAAATATGAAAGCTAAACAATACTACGGCGACCGCCCTTGCATAAATTATATCTGGATGCTGCTTGACAGGCTTGACAAACGAGGTCTTTTGAAACCTAAATTGCGCCCTGCAATTACATCAATTTCAAAACAACCTTAATTTATGACCAGAGATATTGTTAATCATCCAGCATTTCCTATTGCCCCGTATGAGGGAGACCGAACCAATCCCCCCCTGCGTGCTAATAGCGGAATCAGCGCATTAGATTACTTTGCGGCATCTATCGCGGCATCACTTGTTTCCCCTAAGGGAGACAGCGATCCTGAAGCTGTTGCAGAGAATGCCTACGCATATGCGCGTGCAATGCTGGAGGAGAGGCAGTATCACACAACCAAGAAATAAATATGTGGCATCATAATAAAAAGAACCCGATGATGGTCAACAAGCCCCAAGCCCCAGCGAAGCCTGCTCCGCTGAATGCTACGGCTGAAGCAAACAAAAAGGATTCCAGCGCATCGCTGAAGTTCGCAACGCCGGAGATCAGGGTCGGCCTATCTGCGGCGAGCAAGGTTCCTTCCAGCATGATCAAGATGGTCGGCACGAAGAAGAATCCAACCCTGACCAATCAAGCATCTATGCCGAAGCAAAAGAAGGTATTGGTTCCCAAGGTCAAAGTACCGAAGGTCAAAAAGCCTAAAATGTAATGCAAGATCCAATCCAAGCACTTGTAGTGACAGCAGCTATTGTTGCGAGCATTTACACGCTTTATACGCTCTATAAAAATCAACCCTAACCCATAAACACCATGACCGAAAATACAGACACCACACCAGAAAACATCATTCCCATTCCTGCGGAGACCCCTACGGAGGCTCCTGTCGCCGAGGGAACCGAGAACAAGCCCCAGACGATTCAGGAGCTTGTTGCCAACATTGACATCTCTGGCGTGTCCGAGCATGATATCATCACCGACCTCATTGCTGGCATCCAGCAGCTTGCCCTGCGCGGCACTATCGACCTTGGACTGCTTGAGCGCATCAAGATCCGCGATACCGAGGCTGACGCTGCTGCCGCCGATGCAGACGCTGAAACACCAGCCGCCTAAAAATCACTCCAAAAGGCTGGATGTCATGCCTAGACATGGCATCCGGCCAGCGGGAGAGGTTTTATGCTCACCAAGTACCAACAAGGGAAAACCCAAGATCAAATGGAAGACCGAAAAGGCATTAGCCTAATCTTTTGGCTGACGGTTGCGTTTGTAATCGCAAAGCTGGCTGGCTTGATTGCTTGGTCATGGTGGTTGGTATTCTCTCCGCTTTGGATTAGCGCGGCTATTTGCATTTCTTTGCTGATCGTGCTGGCGATCATTGCAATCATCATCCCATGAAAGCTAAAAATCTATACAAGCGCGTAGCAAAGCCATTAAGCGGAGTTGAAGAGGCTACACGGCCTCGTTCACACGCTGAAGAGCCTGCTGGAGACAACGCCAAGAAGCAGAATCCGCAGCGTCTGGACATCATCCGCCGTCATATGCTCTCCAGCAGGAAATCCGATGACATTTAACCTATGGACTCGCATCGCAGAGAAGACTACAAGGTGAACGACCCTGTTAATCACCCTAGTCATTATACCTCTCACCCATCTGGGATTGAGGCGATAACGATCACAGAGCATTTCCCGTTCAATATAGGAAATGTTTTCAAGTATTGCTGGAGGGCTGGTCTAAAAAATGACAACTCCGACATTAACGACCTCAAAAAAGCATTGTGGTATCTTAACAGAGAAATCAACAGGCGTGAACGACTATCAAAATGAAAAAAGGACTCTGGTACAATATCCAAATGAAGTATAAGCGTATTAAAGAAGGATCTGGTGAGCGTATGCGAAAGGCCGGAAGCAAGGGTGCGCCTACTGCAAAAGCAATCAAGGACTCACAAAAAACCTCCAAAAAGAAATGAGCGAGAAGAAATTCAAAAAGGTTGTAACCAACCCTGATACTGGCAAGAAGAATACCATCCGCTATGGCGCAAAAGGATACACCATTGCTCCGCACACGAAGAAGGGAGATGCGTACTGCGCTCGTAGTGCAGGCCAGATGAAGGATCATCCTGCCGCCGCGCATGATCCCAACTCTCCCTTGCGTTTGAGCCGTAAGAAATGGGCTTGCATCGGAAAGCGATCAGCACGATGAAGGTTGATTTTGGCGATAAGAAAAGCCAATGGTCTGGAGGCGCAGGCAAGGGCGATTCCGAACGGCCTGTAAACCGCCAGAAGTTCCGAGAGACGCTTGACCAGATCAAATGGCAGGGAACGAACGGCAAGGTTGCGTCCAAGTCCGGCATCAAGACCACATACACCTATAAATGAGAACACTTACCCCAACACTCCAGAAGCACCTCGTCGAGATCGGCAAAAAGGGAGGGTCAGCGACTAGCGAGGCGAAAGCTCGCGCAGCAGCAAAAAATGGCAAGAAGGGCGGCAGGCCGAGAAAGGCAGTTGCCGCTGGAGCCGCATAGTAGCAGGGTTTGCGGTCGCATTGTGCGGCCACAAAAAAAGTTGAAAAAAGTTGCTCAACCCTATTGACACTTGCCTACGCTTGGGTTTATGGTTCTCTTGTTCAATCGAACATCAACCATCAATAAATCAAACTCATGAAAGACATCATCCCCAAAAATAGTTTCGTTGCTCAATTCTACTTCTACGGCGATGTAGACGCCGTTGAGAATCGCGCCTACTTCGCAGGGCCGTGGAAAGAAAAAGAAGGCTTCTATGTCGTCAGCTATCCCATCAACAAAAAAACAGGCAGAGCTTGGCAATCCTCTCGCATGGAGGTTGACGATTGCCGTGATAAAGATGAGGCAATTGACTTCATCAAGCGCATCACGGGCAATTACGAAATTACCGCTTGACCCGTAACCCAACCGCCCATAAAAATCATTCCCGTTAGTCAACCCATACACCCATACATCCAATGAATACCCGAACCTACGAATACCTCCTCTGCGTGATCGTCAGCACTCTCACGCTCGTCCTCACCGCAGTCGGAACCAGCGTCTACTGGCAGCATGAGTCGGTAGTCCATCACGCCGCTCGCTTCCAAGCGGATAGCTGGGGGCTTGTCAGCTTCCATTGGGCCGACGAGTCAGCGCAGATCGTCCTAGTCGATCCCGTCCTTGATTCACTCACCCCTCCCGTAATCAGCAAGTAACCACCAACCATACATACACCCATGAGCAACATACACACAGCAATGGTCGCCATCATGCGCGACATCACCGCCATTGGAAAGGACAGCAAGAATGCCGCCCAAGGCTTCAAGTTCCGAGGCATCGACGCAGTCTACAACGAGCTTCATAACTTGCTCGCCAAGCACGGGGTAATTACCCTGCCGCAGGCCGGAACGCCAGTTGTTGAGGAGCGCACCAACAGCAAGGGTACTACCCTTCGGTTCGTGACCATCCCGATGACCTACCAGTTCGTCGCCGAGGACGGCAGCAGCATCTCCTGCCAAGTAATTGGCGAGGGAATGGACAGCGGCGACAAGGCTACCAACAAGGCGATGGCAATCGCTCACAAGTACGCGCTTCTCCAGACCTTCCTGATCCCAACCGAGGAGCAGAAAGATCCCGACTACGAGACGCATGAGGTGGCTCCACGCCCCCCCGTGATCGCCAAGCCTGTCATTCCCAACAAGCCATCCCCTGCGGCCAAGGAGATCCCCCAGAACGCGCTGGATATGCTGTTCTCCATGATGACAACCAACAGGCTGGAAGAGGCCGATATTCTGGCATTCTGCGCGTCCAAGGGCATGAAGGCTCCAGAGTATGTCTCTGACCTGCCGGATAACGCCGTTAATCGCCTTGTCGCCATCTTTGACGAGGTTGTCGAGTTCGCCATCAACCGCTAATACCAATGATTGACACTAAAAAAATCCATTACGGCGACTTGGAGTCCGCTTTCGGAGTCGTTTATGACTTCGATGAAATTACAGGCTCCCTCTACGCTAGAGGTGCCGACACAAAGACGGCTTTCCCCAATCTGACTACGGTTGGGGGCTGGCTTGACGCGAAAGGTGCCGACACGAAGACGGCATTCCCTAAGCTAACCACGGTTGGGGGCTTTCTCGACGCTAGAGGTGCCGACACAAAGACGGCTTTCCCCAAGCTGACTACGGTTGGGGGCTCCCTCT